CATTCCATCATGGCACTATCTGGCATGGTTCCATATGCTTTTTCAATGATCGGAATATACGCTTGTATCTGGTCTTCCATGTACTGATCCTGGCATTCCTTCCCCAAGTCAGTGCTGATAATGTCTACGATACATTTTCCTTTCGCAGATTCTGCTGTTACGGCGTATGTATCCCAGCTCTTCATCCTTTTCCTGCTACTTTCATGCCTCTTTTCAGGTACTTAATTGCTTCTCCAAAAGAGAATGTTGCTTCTCCGCCAAGAATCGGGCAGTTCCGACTATCCGCATAAACCCACTCATCGGAAAGAATATTCTGAAGCGTATACTCCACATTCTGTGTTTCTCTTATATCCAGACAGTCACCGTCTTTTGTGTACATAAGGATTGTCTGGGATTCTTCATCCCACCACCAATAGCCAGCCCATGACGGGAGTTTTACTGGAATTCCTGATTTCATCTCTTCAAATGCTTCTTTAAATTTCATTTTCTCAATCCTCCTCATTTTCTGCCATATTGGCGTCGTTTTGTTCCTGTTTCTTCCTGTCCTCTTTTTCCCATTTCCGATCCTGCTGTTTGTCTTTGTTTGTCCGGATCCAGCCGCATATGCCACACTCTCCAATGGTTGCTGCCACAACTGCACAGGCATATGTTTCCGGCATGCTATCACACTGTCTGTACAGCAAAATCATCTGCCAGTTGAACCATATAAAAAAAGCGCCGACAAACATCAGCACTAGGTTCAATGTTCCGACTTTCTTTATCGCCGAAACTATCTTTTTTAATCTTTTTTTCATTTTACCTGCCGCCTCCAGTGTTTACAGAAAAGAATGTTCATCACTACATTTATCATAAATCTTCCTGATATTCGAAATCGAATGAACTGCTTTTCCATTTGGAAAGTGAGGATGATCGCTACAATAATTTTCATAAGTATCAATATCTTCAATAATCTGGTCAAAATGCTCCTCTGTATGTTTTACATCATGCTTAACCTCATCATTAAATCGAATAATTCTGTAACGTGCATTCTTAGCGTTTCCCTCCTCGATTTTGTCCATGACTTCTTTGTTCAGTACGCGACCAATTGATCGTCCCAATACTGTCCAAGGATTTACCTTAATTGGCGCTACCTGTACTAATGTAAGAACAACAAAAAGGATTCCCCCACCAGCTTCCAAAATCTCTTTTAACGTCATTCCAATACCTCCGTATTTAATTTCCAAAGCTTCTATATTGCTCTTACGGCGGGCTTCTTTGGCTATACATAGTTTTACCTCCATTAAAAAAAGAGCCTGCTCAGGCCCTTTTCATGCCATCAATTCTTCATCATCTGCGTCGGCATACTTTCTACAATGAAATTCCAATGTATCCATATCCCGTTCAATCTCATCAAGGGTTCTTTCACTCGCCCCCTTATTAAGTAGCAGAAGATCATAAATCAATGACCATTGTTTACTTATTATCTGTAGTTTCGTCATTCTTCCTTTGCCAGTTCTCCCATTCCGGAATCTTCCAGGATTTCTTTTACCTTTGCTTTCAGAAGTCTCGGTACCTCTGCATAAGTTTTCTTTCCAAGCATAATCTGCTGTGCCCATAACATTGCAATCATTTCTTTTCCTCCATCATTCTGTAATAATATAATAAAGTTACTTAATAGTTTCATCATTACTGATATACCAGTTCTGACATCTCAAGAACGCAACTTGTAAGCATTTCGTTCGAAGCCTGCAGTTCCTCTAATTTCTCTTCTAAGCTTTTTTCGCTTTCTGGAACATAGGACATATACTTTGTAGGAGATACTCTCACTGCTTCTTCATTAATTTTGTCAATAGATTCTCTGAACTGATGATAGTCATATTCATACATCATCTGCTCTGCCGAGCCTTCCATCTGTCCCTGTTCAATCGTCACTTTCTGCTCATTCAAGCACAGCGTAACATCCACCATGCCATTATTAACAGGCTGCCAGCGCACTTCTGGCTGACGTTCCATATATTTCGCTTTTTGCATGCTTGCTGATCCTCCTTTTTGCAGCTGCGCAAACAGCATCAATGTTATATTTATCTTTGACGTATTTGGAATCGGTATGTTTAAACCATCCATAGTAACTGGTACATTTATAAGCAATCTCCAGAGGGATTTCAACTCTATTCTTCATGCAGTACCAAGCTACTGAATAAGCTCTCCTTGCCCGCAGAAAGATCTTGCTTCTGATTTCTGTGTGGTCCCTGTAAATCACATAACCCATCATATCTATCGGTTTTCCGCGCCTTTCTGCCTTATCTTTTTCTCTGTAATTCTCATATTTATTTCCGGTTTTAATGCGATAATCAATCGGGAATAGGTCTGCATCCGGTTTTATTGTGAGTCCGTACTCTTTCAACAGGTACTTTTCTAACGCCCGAGCCGCCCTCTTAACATCAGCTTCCCGGGCTCCTATGAGCAGGATGTCGTCCATATAGAATATACAGAAAAATACAAGTCTCTTGCTTTCAGTCGTACCATCTCGGTGCTTTCTGGTCTTATGTAGGCTAAGTACATACACATAGGCTTTAGACAGGTAATAATTGCACAGAAACTGTGATAAACCGGAGCCGATATTAAGTCCCTGTTTGTATGTCCCTATCAGAAAGAACACAAGATACAGAAGGACTTCGTTCTTCACATCGTGTTCCAACATACGTTTCAATTTACGGGTATCAACCGATGGATAGCATTTCCTTACATCGCCCTTCCAGGCATACCGAGATTGAGCATATTTCTTTCTGATCTGATGCTCTATTGCTCTTTTGCCTCCGAGTTGTCCTTTTCCTTTGATACTTGCATATTGATGATAGCCCAGTTTTCTTCTCCAGAGTTCATCCAGTCCTTCGCTGGCTATTTCGTCAAGAATAAGCTGTTTTACACTCTCCACTCCGATTTCTCGAAACTTTCCGTTTATTCCATCTCGCCGCCAACCATACTGAATAGGTTCTACTTTCAACTCTCTGTTCTGGATTTCATATCTGAGACTTTCTGCCACTGTACGGATCAGACCGGATAGTCCGGCTCACATAATTTCGACACATACCAACCTGATCACACAAATCTGTTACTGTCATATCCCTGTCGATCAATGTCTTCTTTACTTCTTTGCACCAAGGGGATAATTTTCGTTTCACAAAATCACCTCCAGTCGTTACAGTAAACATTTGTTATTTACATTTGTTTAAAATTGCTATAAAATTGTAATAGCAGAAAAATATTGTGAACCGAAATGATGTAACCTCTTAATAGCTGTGGCGGCCATACTCGAGGAAATATTTTTATTTGCAATTATCTCTGCTACATTTTTTTATTTCGTTTTAAACATTTGTTTATTACAGTTTTAATAATAATTGGATATTTCCAATTTGTCAATACTTTTATTTGGATTTTTCCAATTTTTATTATTGAAAGGTAGGTTTCATGCTAGATAGGATTCTTGCATTATTAAAAGAAAACGGAATTACCGCTAAAAAGCTCACATCCGATTTGGAAATATCCAATTCTTCTGTTTCGGATTGGAAAAAAGGAAGTAAGCCCTCTTGTGATGTTGTCGTTAAACTAGCAAAATATTTCGGCGTATCAACTGACTATATATTGCTCGGCAAAGAATCTCCTTCTATATCAAAAGAAGACCTTGATTTTCTAAAAATGTTTCACCAGCTCCCGAGGGATGCGCAATTAGAATTTCGTGGAGAGCTAAAAGGGTATTTGAAATGTTTAAAACGGCAGGAAGAAGATGCCGTCGAACCTCTTAGAAAAGCAAAATAATAAGCTTCGAGTGGTACCGAAGCAAAAGGGGGAAATAACTATGAATGATTATTCTGTTCCTTATTATCTTCCATACAGTGTTGTTGGAAAAGATTTTGAGATTTATTACATTCCTAAGGCCATAGACGACTACATTGAGCTCTCTCAACAAATATGCTCCGAAAAAAATTTTAATAAGAAATTGTTTTATTGTTACCAACAATTAAAACTTCTTCCATTTTGGGTAAAAGATGAACTTTCTATCGGAGATTTCATTCCACCAGTAGTTCCATGTCGTGACTGGGGTCCAAAACTTCATATGTACAAAGGTGAATGGGATAAGGCTCGTGATTTTATATTGCAGTGTGACAAGGCAAATGCCTATTATCCGAACCACGGTGAAAACGAGTTGAAAGAACTTACAGATTTTCAGTATGTTGCAGAAGTAGCTCTCTCTTATATTAGTATGCACCCAGGAGTTTTACAGAAAGACATCTACACAATTTTAAATAATCAAATACCAGATATTAATATTTTAAAAAGATTTACACGCTGGTCTACGCAAATCAGGAAAGAACCATACAAAAGAACTAACAAATTATTTGTGTCAAATTAATACTTTAATAAAAAGTTGAGGGAAACGTTATGAAATGGAGAAAACTTCTACTTTCAGGACTTACAATTCCTGTATTTACATGTATGCTTTCTGTAAGCATCGTAAATGCAGATTGTAAAATTTTATCTCAAGATGATTTAGAAACCATATCTCTGGATGATTTAAAGAAAGAATATCAACTTTTGGCAGATGAATATTCTACTCTTTTAAATTCAACCACTGATTCAGCAGATGATAGTTATGATATTAATCAGTTTGCTCCAGGCACTGCGATAAAGGATGTTTATGTCAAACTCGGAGAGCCAGACGATATGCAGGATATGGATTATTTCAAAATATATCAATTTATTTCTGATGGAAATAATATTCCTTGCTATGGATTAGAGGATTTAATATTTACATTTTCCACAGACGAAAATGATAACATTGAAGATTATACACTCTCAGGTTCCTGTAGTTTAGATATGGGAACCCAAATAAGCAATAAAATTGTAGATGATCTTTCAGAAAAATACGGGGATGGCAGTCTTTCCGAAAATAAATTTGGTACATCTCAAGTTGAATGGAAATTACCTTCTTCATGCAGTTATAATACCGTAGCTATGTCCAAAGATTCTTATAAAAAGACTTCTATTACATTTACTTTCAAATAAGGAATAATTATGACCGTAGGCAAGCGAATAAAAGACTTACGTACTGAAGCCAATTTACTTCAGTCTGAACTTGGGAAAGCCGTAGGAGTTTCTGCCCAAGTAATCTCGAATATTGAGAGAGGCTACACCAAGCCATCCACCGAACTGGTTAATCGGTGTGCAAAATATTTCGGTGTGCCGGCAGATTATCTTCTCGGCCGGACTACTGAAAAATATTCTACGACAGAGCAGAAAGAGGTTCCTACCCTTTCTACAAAAATAAAAGACCGGATGGATCAGTTGCAGCTGAACCAGTCCGATCTGATCACTAAATCAGAAATTTCCGAAGACTCTTTTGAGGATATCATGGCAGGAACAGTTATCCCGGGGATAGATGTTGCTGGCAGGCTCTCTAAAGCCCTTGATACTTCAATAGATTATTTAATAGGAAATTCTGCGTTTAGTTGTGCCATTGCTTCTGAAGATGAACAAGATATTATTCTGAAGTTCCGCAAGATGTCTAAAAGAGGAAAACGTCTCTTTCTGGCCATGATGGAGGAGCTGGAAGAAAAATAAAAAAGAATAGTGTATTTAACCGGGGAACCGTTGGGGTGTTATGTCAGCCGCCGGACACTTATGTGAAAGGAGGCTGGTGCTGATGGTTACATATGGAGATCTTTTTACCTTTGTAATTATGCTTTGTGCAGTCGTAACTCTTGTTGTTAATATTATGCATAAAAAATAGCGCCCCTGCTCTGGAAAAGTAAGGCGCTATTTTTAGTAATTACTTCTGCCGGCGGTCAGGTGTACACTGGCCAACGGTTCTCTTGTTAAGTACATTATATCGCTATATACGGTTTATGTCAAACAGATTCGTTTGACATTTTATTATCTAATCGAGGTGAGGCAATATGCCATATTGTTTATATTTAAGAAAATCAAGAGCTGATATTGATGCCGAAGCCAATGGAGAAATGGAAACGTTGGCCAGGCATGAAAAGATCTTACTGGATCTGGCCAAAAGAATGCATCTTGACGTAACCGAAATCTACCGTGAAGTTGTATCCGGAGAGACAATCTCCTCCCGTCCTGTTGTGCAGCATCTTCTGACAGAAGTTGAAAACGAGATGTGGGATGGTGTTCTGGTGGTCGAAATAGAACGTCTTGCCAGAGGAGATACTATTGACCAAGGCATTGTCTCCAGGGCATTTAAATTTTCAAATACTAAGATTATAACCCCTCTCAAAACCTACGATCCTAATAACGAATACGATGAGGAATATTTCGAATTTGGTCTTTTTATGAGCCGCAGAGAGTATAAAACCATTCGCAGGCGTCTAACTCAGGGAAGAATGTCTTCTGCTAAAGAGGGCAAGCATACCGGAAGTAAGGCTCCATACGGTTATGACCGTATTCATGTCGAAAGTGGAAAGGGATATACTCTCTCTCCAAACGAAAAGGAAACTCCCATTGTGAAAATGATATTCGATTGGTTTGTGAATGGACAGCTCCAAGAGGACGGAAGTTATCGCAAGCTGGGAGCCCATGCTATTGCACATCGGTTAACCAATCTAAGTATAGATTCTCCTACCGGAAATCCTACATGGAACCCCAGGAGCGTCTACTGGATTCTTCATAATCCAGTATATACCGGAAAAATACGTTGGGGATATAAAAAAGACAAGAAAATTATTGTTGATGGTGCTGTAAAAAGGACCCGTATTATACCGCCAGAAGAAGAACAAATATTAGTTGAAGGTCTTCATCCGGCTATTATATCAGACGAAATATTTAATCGGGCTCAAGAGTTGTTTCTTCGTCGAGGAAATCCATCAGTTGTCATAGAAAAAGAATTGAAAAACCCTCTTGCAGGTGTAGTTGTGTGTGGAATCTGCGGACGCCCACTTCGCTATAGATCTAATGCCAATCGGAGAGATTATGGCGTGGAATGCCGCACATATGGCTGTCCATGCAAAGGATCTTATATTTATATAGTAGAAAAAAGGATTATAGATGCTCTGCGAGATTGGGTAAATGAATATAAATTATCATGGGACGATATGCCAAGAGAGACGCACTCTCTTTTGATTGTGAAAGAACAGGCGTATAATGCCGCAATTAAGGAACTTAATACCTTAACCAAACAGCTAGATAAAACTCATGATTTGCTTGAACAGGGCATCTATGATACTGAGACATTCCTTATTCGCTCTAAATCTCTGTCTGAAAAAATCGCAGAGTCCGAAAAAAATATCGCTAAGCTTTCTGCAGATATAAATAACGAAAAATTAAGAGAGAACAACCGCAAGAATCTGATTCCAAAGGTAGAAAACTTAATAGACATTTATTGGCAATTACCCAATGCTTCTGCTAAAAACGATATGTTAAAGGAAGTTCTGGAAAAGGTTGAATATACAAAGCTCCATACCGTCGGACGGTCCAAAACCAAAAAATTAGATGATTTTGATTTGGTCCTGTATCCCAAATTGCCAAGAACATAAAAAGAGCAGCGGAATTATCCGTTGCTCTTTTTGGCATCATTATCTACTATAAATATTCGTCGTCCACATATCCAACCCTGTACATGCAATCGTGTCTCTTCCTTTTGGTCGCACGCATGGGTAATCCTATGTGTAAGGCGCATGAGCCACCAGCTTTCCAAAATGATTCTCCTCTGCCAGCTGCCCAAATGCCTGCACATCCTGCGGATCAATGTCTTTGGCTTTCCCTCCTCTTGGATTTCTGGTAAAAAATGCAAATGTGTTACCACCATTTGCCAGCATCTGCTTCCCCATTGCAAGATATCCCCGGGATGAGCTTGTGTGATTTCCTATATATAACATCTTTTTACTCCTCTTCTGTCGTATTTTCACAGTACCAGTTTATAGTAATCCTTTTATCATACATTATGGATTTTCTCAAGATTATCTTTTTCATATCTGCATTATAGCATTTTAACAGATTTTGTTAAACATTTTTACTGTTATAAACAATTTTACGTCAAAAAGGCATTGCTGTGAACGGAGTCAATTGTTCCAAAATTTTTCAGGTTGCGCTTATGAACTATCTTCATGTCAGCGAAAACAATAAATAGGCGCACAAATGAAAGCCGCCCCTGCTGATAGCAGGGACGGTTTTCAAAATGCTTCACAAAAACTGTTAAGTTTTGAACGTGACCTTCCTGAAATCGCAATTCAAGATGACTTGTCAGTTTTTCATCTGGTCCTGCCCTTTACTTTCCATGTACCAACCTTAACATCCTATTCCCCAACAAAGACCCCAGCATACATCCCAAACTATTATGAATAATATCGTCAAACTCAAACAACCCTCTGCAAAGCAGCAGCTGACTAATCTCGATAGCAGATGATACCGCAATTCCCACAAGCAATCCCATCCACCATTTCAGTTTTCTGCCTGTCACCCCCGGCAATAAAATCCCTGCCGGAAAAAGTAGCAGAATATTCAACAGATTCTCCTGCAGTAAACCATCTCCCGTAGTACTTCCCAGTCTGCCACATGTACCAATCCCCAGGATTTCCTTCCATGACCAGAATACCTCCGGCTGATACTGCCTGATCCCCGGAGTCCTCGTAAAAACAGTAGAACCAAATACAATTGAAAGAAACGTCAGAAGCAACAGTCCACAGACTGCCTGAATGATCACTATTTTATGCAGCCTTAATAATACTGCTGCCAGAAAAACGGCCATCAGGAAAACCACTGCAAAAGCAATAATTTCCCTGATCGTCCAGCTTCGATTATGTGTAATAATAATCTGATAAATGTCCACTATCTATCTCTCCCCATCTCATGAATCCTGATTTTAACTGCCTGTCAATCGGATATTCGCAGTTTATCAGAAGGAGCTTACAATCCTCCTGATACAAGCAAGTTCCCACCCACTGCTTATCGCTTTTTGCAACCTCCGCAGAGGACTTACCTGATTCGGTTATATTTTCATTTACAATGAATTATACCAAAACTACCTGATTCTTACAAAGCACTTTTATCAATATCCTTCATATAAATCCCCGGGTATTTCATGGGTCGAGTAGACGCACCCCTTGCGGTCGTACGCCCCTCACAGAATCCGGACTTGCGGCTTTCCCGCATCCGGCTCTTTGCGAAACGAATCGTTCACATTTATCAATTATATACACTGACATATATTCGGGGTCTTACCAGTGGATAGCTGTTATCTATCATATTCAGAAATTCTACCCAGTTGTAGCTTTTCTTTTGACTCCTCCGATTTAGACAGTAGAATAAACTTTTCATTACGTGGTATCGAAATGCTGTTATTCTTTCTGTATTGTCTGTGATTCCATAGTAATGGTAATAACCAGTCAGTATCTGATTGAGTTTAGCAGTAATCTCTTTCAGTTTCCATGTTTTCATGTGTCCCATCAGTTGATTTATTTCTCTGCATTTCTTCGCAAACTTCTTCTTACTGGTTTTCCTCTTCACTCTGAATCTACCATTCTTGCTTTTGGAACAGTAGTGTGTAAAACCTAGGAAAGTAAAGGTACCTGGCTTCGTTCCACTTTTACTGCATCTTTCCTTTGCGTATCGTCCGAACTCTATCAGCCTGCTCTTTTCTTCTTCAAGGCTTAATCCAAAGTGTCCCATTCTATGTTTTAAGTGTTCATAGAACCATACTGCATCTGATTTGTATTGGAATGTCACCACAAAGTAGGTAGACCCAAGGAACCTCCCCTTGAGTCCCCATCAGAACCGTACGTGAGCCTCTCGACTCATACGGCTCCCTCTCCAACAGATGGTAATATTCCAAATTTCCAGTGTGCAAACAAGTTTCTGTCTCTTCTGGCTACTGCACCAAGCCAGTGCTCGGCTCTGCTTCTCGTGTTTTTCTTTTTATAACTTCGTCGTACCCATTTAATCAGACATTGATTGATATAACGCAACACCTCATAAAATTCTGACTTATAATAGTGTGTGTAGTAGTTAATCCATCCTTGCACTACTTTGTTTATCATGTTCCCAATATCTTTTAATGAGAGATCCGCCTTTAACTGTATCTTCCATTCTCTGATCTTCTGTTTCATAGCAGTTTTGGCTTTTTCACTGACCGCAGGCGTAAAGCCTACAAAGAACTTTCCTTCTTTATTCTTATTTAGCCTTGGTCTGAACGTATATCCCAGAAAAGTGAATTGGGTACAACTATAGTTTTGTGGCCTTCGGTTATCCTTGCAGTAGACAATACGTGTCTTTTCTTTATTCAGTTCCAATCCAAACTGCTGAAAACGTTCTTCCAGTTTCTGCTTTATAAATGCAGCCTGCTTGTACGATTGGCAGTGCAGTACTCCATCATCAGCATATCTTTCCCACCAGATGTTCGGATATGCTTTTGTCATAAAGTCATCAAATACATAGTGAAGAAATAGATTTGCAAGCACAGGACTGATAACTCCACCCTGAGGTGTTCCTGACCTGCGTTCAGCAACCGAGCCATCACTCATGATGAACGGCACTGTAAGCCAACGTTTTATATAAAGTATCAGCCATTTTATTTGCGTATGTTTCTCAACCATGTACATCAGATATCCATGTTTGATGTTATCAAAGAGCCCTTTGATATCTAATTCCAATACCCAGTCTCTTTTAAAACATCTTTCCCTTGCTTGTCCTACTGCCTGAATTGCAGATTTGTTCGGACGGTATCCATATGAGTCATTGTAAAACATTGGTTCAACCAGCGGTTCAAAGTACATCTTCGCAACCATTTGTGCGATTCTGTCTTCTACTGTTGGAATTCCCAAAATTCTGATTCCACCATTTTTCTTGGGTATTGCTACTGCCCTTACAGGCTTCGGGAAATAACTTCCTGATGCCATCCGGTTCCATAGTTTATACAGGTTGTTATTAAGATGCTCCTCAAACTCTTTTATGGTTTGTTCATCTGCCCCGTAACTTCCTGCGTTTTCCTTTACCGCCTGAAAAGCTGCAATTACAGCCTTCTTTGAAATATCAAACTGTTTTGCTTCGCTCATAAGCTCCTCCTTATTCCTAAGTTGACTTATTTACTCTGCTTGGATACTGTGGCTTCTTCGCTCTGTTTTCTTTTCAGAAACCCTCTTCACTACTACAAGCCACTCTGCCCCTATGACTGTATCAGTACTCTGTACCTTGCGGTTCGTCCACTTGGCACTCTCCCTTAACACCAGCCCGTAGGTTCCCACGTTCCATATGAATGCCTGAACAGTGTTCATGCCACCTTTACGCCGTCCACCGCATAACCAGTAAATAGGCTCCCGTTATGCTTATCCCAGGTTAACGACTGACCCCCTGGTTTTGATGGAGTCTCTACGCTTTCGACGTTTTCGTAAGTGGTTCACAGCTTCGTTCATCTCCACTGTCCACACCTGACTGTTTTGTACAGCCTTTTCTCTGACGCTCAGTACCATAGCTTTTGACTACAGCACCTCAGAGTGATTTGAAACCTCCACCTATATAGCGGTTCCGATGGGCCTGCCATCATCATTCACACAGCATGGCTATACTTGTTTGACATCATGTCACAAGTTTCCGCCTTCGTGGCGCACAATCATCAGCATAGACCACCAGACCTGCATATCCCTTTAACATCGGCGTTACCACCTCTCTGAACCACCATATCAGCACATAGTGCATATAGATACAGGAAATTATCGGAGAGCAGACGGAACCTTGTCCACTTCCTTCCTCTGTTGCTTCAAATTCATAGTTATTCATAATTCCTGCTTTCAGCATTCGTCTGACAAGGCGGATGATATTCGGGTCTTTAATCCTTGATTCTATAAAACGCACAATCCATTCATGGTCAAGATGTTGGAAGAATCCTTTTATATCCGCATCCAGAACATAATTCGTCGGTTTCCTTTCCAGCATTATGTTTAGTTTGCGGATTGCTTTATGGCAGCCCCTGTTGGGTCTGAATCCCATCATCTCATCATAAAACATTGGCTCGAATACTGCTTCCAGTATCCTGCGCAGTGCTTCCTGTACCAGCTTGTCTTCATAACAGTAGATACTAAGTGGCCGCATCTTCCCATTGTCCTTTGGTATTTCTACCAGTCTTGCTGGTTTAGGCTTATAGGATTTCTTCTTCAGACTTTCTATAAGGGCTTCTAGATTTTCTTCCAGATTTCTTCCGTATTCTTCTTTGGTAACTCCATCTATTCCTACGGCTTTCGTTCCATCCATCTGGACATGACAGTTCTCAAGCATCTCCTTATTGATAAGATGCCCCAGTGATGTAAAGACCATATCTGGGTTTTCTTTTGATAATTGTGATATTCTCGCCAATTTCGTTTCCATTAGTTCCCCTATCTCTGTGTATAGCTAATGTTTCCTCTTTGATATAGTTTCGCAGGCCAGAACTGCGAGGCACAGTTCTCTCTCGACTTCCCTCCAGTATTTATTTTGTTCATACCTTCACCGGTACTGTTCGGGCCTCCGACTACCTGCACTTCGTTTGTCTTTCTTCTTTTGGTTGGCGGACATACTTTTCATTTACACACTCTGAAAAGAAAATGCAGGTCCTCTCCAGTTGACATATAGTCCCTGTCTGACATGAATAGTTTCAACAACACCGCAGAGGCATGCAAAATCTCACCATAACGATAAGTGCATATATTGTCTTCCACCCTGACCACGGTGTCGACCCTCTGATACTTTGGGATTTCGGTGCTCCATAGCTATCCCTGCTATCTTGCTGTCTACGCTTAGCCTGCACGTTACCGTAACAGACTCAAGACTCGCTTCAAATGCTGTGGTTAACAGCTTATTTGATGGGGCTTCCACCCACCGGACTATATACCCTTTGCTGGACGCACGGTCAGACCCCAATGTTGTGTCCAGATTACGTGCATATGTTGGTTGAAATTCCACCAAGCATAAGCGTATCGTATTTTGTCGGATATCTAAAAGGTAAGAGTACATTAATGATATTCGAAAGCCATGCAAATTTGAAGTACAAATACGGAAACAGACATTTCTGGTGCAGGGGATATTATGTAGATGCGATGGAAAAAATGCGAAGAAAATACAGGAATATATAGCAAATCAGTTACAGAGTGATTTGGAATATGATCAAATGACACTGAAAGAGTATATTGATCCGTTCACGGGTGAGCTAGTAAAACGTAACAAATAAAGATAAGCCCGAAAGGGCTTAGTGAGTAAATGATGTTGCGGTTGGCGAATCTATTTCGATGAGTCTTTAGACTCCAGTGCCGGTAACAGACCCTTATAGGGTCAAAGCAAACCACCGGCTAAGCCGGTGGTTGTGATTTAGGGACTTATTTCACAGACCCTTTCTTTTTAGGAATCTGTGAGTATGTAAATAAATTGTTTATTAACGATACCTGAAAGTTATCGATATGTGTGACTCTTAATAAATTATTTCTTTACATAGATTTCGATTTTTTTAGTTCTGACAGAGCAGGAACCTGTTGTTACCATTTTGTATCCTGCTGGTACCGGAACTTCACTGGCTTTAATAGATGTAGCTTTTTTATCGACAACGATTTTTCCAGTAGTAACAATTCTGTTTGTTTTTGCTAATCTATAAACAACTTTAATTGTTTTTCCTAATTTTTTAACCTCAACAGTTACTGTATTATTTTCGGAAATTTTTAATTTGGAATCAGTTGTTGCAATCCGATATCCGGCTGGTGCTGTGATTCTGCTCTTATCAACATATTGGGCAGTAGCTACTACAGAAAGTTTTTTACTGCTGACAACATTACCAGATTCTTTAAAAATAACAGTTACAGATTTCTTATTCTGGTCTACAGTAATATAAACTTTGTTATTTTGGGAAATTTTAATGTCACCAACGATGCCAATTGTATATCCATCTGGTGCTGTTAATTTGCCAGTGTTAATATAAGTAGCATCTTTATCAACAGTCATAGGAGCTGTTTTGATGACATTTCCTTTTCTATCCTGATATACAACAGTAATTCCTTTTGTTGTAACTGCTTTACGAACTTCTGCGTATACATAGCCATCTCTGATTGGGAGATCACCAACTTCAACAAGTTCATAACCTTTCGGAACAGTAAGTTTGCTAGTATTTACAGAAGTAGCATCTTTATCAACTTTAAGTTTAGGCTCAGCGATCTGTTTCTTTTCGTCTGGGCAGTAGAAGTTAATTTTTACAGTTTTAGTAGTAGCAGCTTTACGAACTTCTGCGTATACATAGCCATCTCTGATTGGGAGATCACCAACTTCAACAAGTTCATAACCTTTCGGAACAGTAAGTTTGCTGGTATTTACAGAAGTAGCATCTTTAGCAACTTCAAGTTTAGGCTCAGCGATCTGTTTCTTTTCGTCTGGGCAGTAGAAGTTAATTTTTACAGTTTTAGTAGTAGCAACTTTACGAACTTCTGCGTATACATAGCCATCATTGATTGGGAGATCACCACTTTCAACAAGTTCATAACCTTCCGGAACAGTAAGTTTGCTGGTATTTACAGAAGTAGCATCTTTAGCAACTTCAAGTTCAGGCTCAGCGATCTGTTTCTTTTCGTCTGGACAGTAGAAGTTAATTTTTACAGTTTTAGTAGGTGCTTCAGTAGCACTGCCAACATCAACAGAATCAAATGCTTCTGGTGCGGCATCAGTTCCGTCAGAGAATACGCTGACGTCAGAAGCTGCTACAGGTACAACGCTGGTCCCTGCTACGCAGGCAGCGAGCATTAAAGCCATGATTTTTTTTCTACGTTCTTTTAATCCCATACTCTTTTTCTCCTTTATTATCTGAAAAACGTATTTCTTTTGCATTGCAAGAATGGGGCATAATCATGAATTATGCCCCGTCTTGCCTGTTGGAATCTTATATAAAATTACCCAAATGGATTATTTTACAGTGATCTTTTTAAGATTGGACCATGGGCTGAATACTTTCTTGCCGTTTTCGGAAGTTCTGTTGAATGCATGCATTCCTACTGTCCAGCTTCCTTTTGGTACATTCTTAAATGTAGCTGTTACTGTACCTTCTTTGAGGTTCAGGATCTTGTGATCGCCATAGTGATATGGACGAGTCTCGCCGTTTTCTTTCTTGGAAGATGTTCCAAGTACTACGTCGTATCCTGTTGCATTAGCAGCTGCTTTATATGTTACTTTTACAGTTGTTCCGCTTACTTTTACGCTTGTGATGATCGGAGCATCCGGTGTGATTGCAGATACAACGAATGGATATGCATTTGACCAGTCGCTGAATACTTTCTTACCGTTTTCGTCACGTTTCCAAGCGTGGCAGTATGCATAGTATGTTCCCTGCTGTACATACTTAAAGTTAGTGGATGTGCTGACCTGATTCTTGCTGATGGAATCATAGTCTTTATTTGTAATGCAGTCACGGTCTGTAGAGATTACATAGTCATAACCTGCAGCGCCATCAGCATCACCGGAAAGAACAACTGTTGCTTTATTTCCAGTAACATTTACTTTAGTAATCATCGGAGCATCCGGTTTTTCATCTTCTGCTTTTCCGTCTGCAACTACTGTCTTGGATCCTGTATAGTTTTTGGATGTGCTGTTTGCTTTTACTGTATATGTTCCGTCAGCGTTCTTTTCAGAAGTATATTCTGTAGACGGAACTGGGAGATATCCGTTTAATACAGTTGTAACGCCATCTTTTACAGTTACAGTACAATCACTGATGTTCTTCTTATCAACGCCCCATGTTAAGTTTGCTCTGGAGTAAGCTGTGCTGTCAACATCGTCTGTATCGAATGTTGCAACGCCAGATTCTGTGTATCCGTTGATACCTTTGATTTCTACTCCATAAATATCACCAACAGTTACATCGATAGGAGTTACAGTGTTGCCATTTTTGTCGATTAATCTAAGAGTATAATCTTTGCCTTCAACTAATGTGCTTCCACCAATCTGAATCAGTACTTCTGGTTTAACTGGAAGGCCGCCTGCATATGTAGCGTTCTTAACACTTACATTCTTAGCAACGAATTTAACAGATTTGATTGTGAATGGGATATAAGCAACAACACCGTTGATAATTGTTCCATCAGAAGTAACAATTGTCTTAGTTCCTGCAAATCCTGTTCCTTCTTTAGCTACTGCATAGATATAACCAATGTTTTCTTTTCCAGCAGTTACTTTCTTACCTGTGATATTGTCTGCATATTTGATTTCGAAATCGCTTTCTTTTGCAGTTGTCTTTACGCCATCATTTGTAACTTTTCTGATGTTGCTTAATAATGCCTTTGCAAAAGTATGCTCATTTCCGTCAAATGTGAATGCAACCTGGCTGTTATGAACTACACCATTTACATTTCCATCAGCATCTTTATCTACGTCTGCTTTATAAGCATCTGTTACATCAAATCCTTTGCTGTCATAAACATTAAGAGTAGCTTCTACTTTTTCTTTTACGATATTGAAGCTTGCTGTGATGTTAGAACCTGTGAAGTTCTTGTTTCCATCTAATGGTTTCAGAACAACTGTTCCGGTTCCAGCTTCAACATTTTCGCCATAAGAAACAATCTCAAACTGGTTGGACACATCGTTTCCATTTAATGTTGCT